AAGAATTAGGTAAACTATGAAACAGACTCCAAGCCGTTCCTCACCAAAAGGAGACAAGCGTGGTTGCTTGTGCAAGAACAACACCTACTCAAAGAAGTGCTGCGATGGTTCGCTCCAGGCACAGGGAGTGGGAGTTACCGTCAAAGTCCCAACCTAAAAATGTAACAAAACCAATTAACGAGTAATTTGAATTATGAAAGCAACAGAAATTTTCCAGAAATTCTTTGCCGAACTGTCCGCAGTTGAGACATCCGAAGTTGAGTTGGCGCAAGCCAAACTCGATAACGGCACCGTCCTAGAAGCTGAATCATTTGAGGCAGGCCAACCCATTTTCATCGTATCAGAGGAAGACCGTATTGCAGTCCCAGTCGGTGAGTATCAAATGGAAGATGGCCGCATCTTGGTTGTAGTTGAAGAAGGTGTTATCGGTGAAATCAAAGAAGCAACAGCCGAGGTAGAAGAAGAAGCTCCATCAGTAGAGGTCGAGGTTGAAGCAGCCGTAGAGCCAACGATGGAGGACAAAATCAAGGAGATGGTTATGCCACTCATTGAAGAGATGAAAGCTGAGTTATCAGCAATCAAAGAGGAAATGGCAAAAAAGAAGCAAGAGATGTCTAGCGATATGCCTGCTGCTATGCCCATCCGCCACAACCCAGAAGCAGCACCTGCCCCTGCACGAGTGAACCTCGCACAGAATGCCCCGGAGTCTGCTCTTGACCGAGTTCTTGCCCGTATTAACAAATAAATCAATTAAACAATGCCCACGACTACTTCAATCACCACGACCTATGCTGGCGAATTCGCTGGCCGTTACGTGGCCGCTGCTCTTTTGAGCGCACCTACCTTGGACAAAGGTCTCATCGAGATTATGCCCAACGTATACTACAAATCCGTTATCCAAAAGGTTAACACAGACGACATCCTGAAGGACGCTACTTGCGACTTCGACCCAACATCTACCGTGACCTTGACCGAGCGTGTTTTGACCTTGGAAGAGTTCCAAGTTAACTTGCAGATGTGCAAGAAGGACTTCGAGCAAACTTGGCAGGCCGTAGAGATGGGTTATTCTTCTTTCAAGAATGTACCTGCTTCTTTCACCGACTTCATCGTTGCCTACGCTGCTGAGCGTGTTGCTGCTCGTATCGAGCAAAACATCTGGGCTGGTGTTAACGCATCTGCTGGTCAGTTCGCAGGATTCCAAACTTTGTTCGCTGCTGATTCTGACGTTATCGATGTAACCGGTACTACCGTTACTGCTTCTAACGTAATCACCGAGTTGGGTAAGGTAGTTGACGCTATCCCTGCTGCTCTTTACGGTAAGGAAGATTTGTACTTGTACGTTCCTCAGAACGTGGCTAAGGCCTACGTACGTGCTTTGGGTGGCTTTGCCGCTTCAGGAGTAGGTGCAAACGGTGTTGACAATGCTGGTACCACTTGGTTCAACAATCAGGAGTTGTACTTTGACGGTATCAAAGTTGCCGTTGCAAATGGTTTGTCTTCTAACAAAATGGTGGCTGCACAGAAGTCAAACTTGTTCTTCGGTACCGGTTTGTTGAGCGACAAGAACGAAGTTCGCCTGATTGATATGGCTGACATCGATGGTTCTCAGAACTTCCGCTTGATTATGCGTATGAGCGCTGGTATCCAATACGGTATCGGTAGCGACATCGTTTACTACGGAGCTTAATTAATTTCAAAAATCCTGATAGGGGTGGTGGTGTAATGACGCCCCACCCCTTTCTTTTTTAAACCAACTAAAAAAACAAAACAAAATGGCTTGTGCATTATCCCTTGGCCGAATCGAACCTTGCAAAGACGTTGTAGGTGGCATTCAGGCGGTTTACTTTCTGAACTATCAGAATCTTACGGTTACCTACGATGTAACCAATACAGACGCTATCGATACATTGGGTAGCGGTTTGACGGCATACAAATACGAATTGAAGGGTACGTCTTCTTTTGAGCAGGCAATTACTTCAAGCCGTGATAACGGAACTACGTTCTTTGACCAAACCTTGAATTTGACCTTGCACAAATTGAGCAAGCAATCACACAAGGAAATCAAGTTGATGGCTTACGGACGTCCTATCGTGATTGTTGAGGACTACAATTCTAACTTCTTCGTTGCAGGTTTGGAACACGGTTGCGAGGTTACCGGAGGAACGATTGTTACCGGTGCCGCTATGGGCGATATGTCTGGTTACACCTTGACCTTGAACGGACAGGAGCAGTTGCCTGCAAATTTCTTGGACGGTACTTTGGCTGCTTCTGGTATTTCAACTATTGTAACTGGTTCCGATTTTTAATGACCTATGGAAAAGGCATTAAAGATTATGAACGAGATGTCTGCCCAGCGGTTTGAGTTTGCTGCTATTGATGACTTGCGTACCGATGTTAAAAATCTTTCCGCAAAGGCATCCGAAGTAGAAGCATTTGTTTCTAAATTTAAGCAGTTGAAGCAAGAGTACGACAAAATGGAGTCGACTCGTGCTACGCTGGTACGTGAGGCGGAAAACTTGTCCGGCAAGTCAGGCCTTTCCGTTAATGAGGTTGGTAAACAAGCTGCCGCTCTTGGCGTTGACGGACGTTCAATTAAAGAAGTACAACAATGGCAATCTGCCAACCTTGAATTGTTAGGAGCGGTTCAAGATTTAATCAATCTAGGAAAATGAGCAAGCAAACTATCTATAACATCCTCGCTGCAAAGTCAACTCCAGTTAAGGTTGAGCTTGGTATAGTTGAGGATTTGGCAAAGGGAGTTAAATTCCTTCAAGAGGGTCAAAAACTTGAAACAATGTCTGCGAAAGCCATTGACAAGTTTAGGGCGGCATCTGCCGAGGCGGCTAAAGTTCGTGAAAAACTTGAATTTGAATTGCAGAACTTGAAGTCGTATCAAAAATTCATTGACTCCGCAGTTGCAAAAGCTGATGCAATGTCAAAAGAGTTAGGTGTTGACCCGAGTACGGTATCAAACTACAAAGAGGTTGTATCAAATAACTATCTGCGTGTTAACATTGAGAACGTAGCCGAAACCTTGCGTATGTTGCCAAAGGGCAAAGCATAAATTTTTTAAGTTAATCTTTGAATTAAGAGAGCCATCCTTCGGGGTGGCTTTTTTATTTAAAACAAAAAGCAACAAACGAGTTATTTGTAAGATGAACATTTTAACTACAAGCGCATCAGCGCAGAATTTGCAAATCATCCCTCGCTCGTTTCCTGCTTCTGTATCGGCACGGTTAACGAATGAGTCCACCAATACCACCCAAACGCAAACAATCGCTCCTACAAGCGCAAACGGTTATATGACGTTGAATGCTGCTTGGACTTTAAAGGAAGCAAACTTTTACCTATTGGAGGTATTTGATGGCGTAAATTTGATATACAGAGGTCGTGTATTCTGCACGAACCAAACAAACTTCGAGAAGTTCACGGTAAACAATGGCGTTTACACGCAAGAGCAGGCAGGAGATAACACGTTCGTAATTATATGAGCAACATACGATTTATGGCCTTGAACTCCTACGTTAAGCCGCAGGTAAAGGAGGTTAGTGGAAAGCAATGGATTGAGTACGGAGATGATAACAATTATTTCCAATACCTAATCGACCGCTACAATGGAAGTCCTACCAACAACGCTATTATCAATGGCGTTATTGATATGATTTTCGGCAAAGGTCTTGCAGCAACAGACGCAGCACAAAAGCCAGATGAGTACGCAATGATGATGTCGTTGTTTACCAAGAACTGCGTTAAAAAAGTCGTTAGTGACTTTAAGATGATGGGCAATGCTGCCTTTCAGGTGATTTACAACCAAGACCATTCCAAGATTGTAGGTGTTGAGCATATCCCGGTAGAAACCTTACGAGCTGAACGTGCAAACGAAGACGGATTTATTCCCGCTTACTACTACGCTAAGGACTGGAATCGTGTAGCACAACGCAAGGAGGTACCTGTACGCATTGAGGCATTTGGTATGTCCAAAGCAGGAATCGAGATTCTATACATCAAGCCGTATAAGGCAGGTTACTACTACTACGCACCCACGGACTACCAAGGTTCATTGCCTTATGCCGAATTGGAGGAAGAGGTAGCCAACTATCATATCAGCAACATTAAGAACGGCCTTGCTCCGTCTATGCTGATTAACTTCAACAACGGAACACCAACCGAAGAAGAGCAGACGTTAATCGAGGCACGTATTGCGGATAAGTTCTCCGGTAGTTCGAATGCCGGTCGGTTTATCCTAGCTTTCAACGACAATAAGGAACTTGCCGCAACAATCGAACCCGTACAATTATCGGACGCAAGTGAGCAGTACCAATTCCTTTCGTCTGAATGTACGCAGAAGATTATGGTAGGCCACCGTGTAACGTCTCCGATGCTTTTGGGCATTAAGGACAATAGCGGTTTGGGTAATAATGCTGACGAATTGAAGACGGCATCTATCCTGTTCGATAACGTGGTTATTAGACCATTACAGGAGATTATACTTGATGCAATAGAGCAAGTGCTATCTTACAACGGAGCGTCTCTAAACATCTATTTCAAGACGTTGCAGCCGTTGGAGTTTAAGGAGGAGATTGTTGCTCCTGCCGAGGTGATTGAGGAAAATACAGGCGTTGAGGATAGCAGCGTTGCTTTGTCTGCTGACGTATCTGATGAGGTGCTAAACGAAATGTTTGAAACGCTAAACGAGTTTGGCGAAGACGAAGACTTGGACAACTGGGATTTGGTGGACGAACGTCCGGTGGATTACGAGCAGGAGGAATACTTGGATTCTATTTTGCAGTTTGCCAAGACCGGGGAAGCATTCCCGAACGCAAAGAGCGAGCAAGACGGAGAAACCAAAGACGGACGTAAGTACAAGATTCGCTATTCCTACGCACCCGGAACAACCAAGACCAATAGCCGTGAGTTTTGTAAGATGATGGTAAACGCAAAGAAGGTCTACCGTAAGGAGGATATTCTGCGGATGCGTAAGCAGGAAGTTAACGCAGGATTTGGCCCACGTGGTGCATCAACATACGACATCTGGTTGTACAAAGGAGGCGCACGTTGCCATCACTTCTGGATGCGTAAGACGTACCTGGCAAAAGCCGAAGGCGTAACTCCTGACGCTAAAAACCCGAATGCTGACGTATCGGTAAACCAAGCTCGCAAGGCAGGTGTAAAGCCAGAGGTGAACAATCCAAAGGTTGCAAAGCGCCCAGTTGATATGCCGAATCAAGGATTCTTAAAACCACGCAAATAATGCCAACTGCTCTTTTCATCAAGCGTGAGGATATTGTCCGCAACACGGTAATCTCCGGTAACGTAGATACGGATAAGTTTATCCAATTTATCAAAATTGCCCAAGAGATTCACATCCAGAACTACACGGGTACGAAGTTGTACGACAAGATTTCTGCGGACATCATTGCCAACACACTTGCGGGTAATTACCTATCATTGGTAACCGACTACTTGCAGCCGATGCTTATCCACTTTGCGATGACAGAATACCTGCCGTTTGCGGCCTTTACGGTGGCTAATGGTGGTGTATACAAGCATACGAGCGAGAACGCAACAAACGCAGAGAAAATAGAAGTTGACTACTTAGTTGAAAAGGAGCGCACGATAGCCAAATACTACACGGAGCGCTTTATCGACTATATGTCTTTTAATCAATCCCTTTTCCCGGAATACAATGCAAACGTCAACGAAGACATCTACCCGGACAGAGATTCCC